AGCATGGTGTCTAATTCGTCAAGTATGCTACGAGCTCGCTTTTGCAAGATTTACTCCAATTTATGTTATATTTATGTAGTTTGATTTAAATATCTTTTGTTATATCATGCCATATTTTCGTACGGTCCCAATGGAAGGGTATCCATTCTTGGTCGTTTATTCGGTCCCTTAACGATATAATTCTTTTAGTATCGGGTTTAATTGGCATTTTTGGTAATATAACTTCTTCTACATACGCCATGTGAACTATAGGTGACGGCTGTACTGTGTTTTGCCTAACATGACGAAATCTATCTTGTTTTGAAAACTGATCTAATTCTATTGTTGAAAAAAATATAGATTGGTTTTTAAGCAATCTATTAACAAGATATTTGTAATTTTCGGTTCTTAATTTTGATTGGTCAGTCTGAATATAATAGCGATGATATTGTTTAATATCAGCATTGGTGCTTGCACTACTTAGCCACCAGGTTTTATTGTTTGAATTAACTACATTAAAATGATATGCGGCGTCGTTTTGTATTACTTCATTCCAAGACTTGTCTTCTACTAGTTTATCAAAACGATTGTGCGCTGCCCATTGCACTAAGTAAAAGGCATCGGGTGTTTTTTTATGTGCTTCAATGATTTCTGTCGTGATAAATTCATTACCGGCACCTATAGCGCCAAAGTTCTTTACCAACGGATACAAAACTTCAATAATTGCCGGCCATTCAGGCCATATATGATTTGCTGCAAAACCATCACCAAAACAAAAAATCTCATTCATATTTGTACCATGTATTTAGATTTGTTTCTAGTTCTGCTTCGTAAAAACGTGCAACAGGCGCAGACATCCATAAATTTGAATCATATAGAAAACTATTGATTTTGCACCAACGGTCTAAATGTTTATCAACTAAAAACTTTTTGGTTAAATGTTTAAATTCCGCAGAATTTTCAACTATCTCAGCAAATTCGATATTGATTGTATTGGCAAAATGCAGAGGATTGAATCCCAGCAGGTAATTTTTTGCTGTTTCTCTTTCTTTGTCAATTCGGTCTATGCCAGACAAACAGGTCCATGTATCCAACTCATTGTAATAATGATAATATGCTCTAAGCCACCTATATATTTTACTTTTACTAGTGGTGGTAGTAATAAGAATAACTTTAGAAAATTTTGTTAGGTCCAAGAGATGGGGATGACAATGTGTACCGATCCAACTGTCAGCATCGATATTTTGTATCTCCTCCATTAACTCTTTGGGATCGTATTGATCAAATATAGAAGCAGAATCACCTATTTTACCTAAATTGTGCGTAATTGAACTTATTCCTTTGTTTGTACCAACTGCAGAAAAAGTGCGCTGGAAAATATCACACAATAGTCCACCAGCGGTATAGTGCGGAAAACAGATCAAATTCATTATGTACTACTTTTTAATCCTGCCAGCATTTGCTTGAGTTTGGTACTTTGTATGTCGGCATGAATCTTAGGAGCTCCGCCGGGTTCGATATCCAATGGGTCGGGTGTGGCGGAACTGCGCTTGGGCATTTCCCATTTAGATTTAGACGAGTCACTTACTGTGTTACTGCCCTTGATTTGACTCATAATACTGGATACTTTGGGAGGACCATTGCCTGTGTCGTTGGCATCTAATCCAGGATCAGTAATACGCATGGTGTCAATGTTGTATTCTAAATCAATCTTTTGACCTACACCTGTACTGTTACGCGATTTCATACATTGAATCTGATATCGCCCTCTCTCACGCATTGCTCTGCTGGTAAAGATACCAAATACATTATCAGCAGTATTGATCTTACTGATACCACCTGAAATATGGCTGTGATCAAACTCGGGTTCATCAACTGCACTACGATTCAACTGCGACGCAGTTACCATTAAGATGCCTAGTTCTTTAGCCAAGTTACGCAACTCTTCTGACACATACTTGTCCTTGACAAACAAGTCATTGGGACTTACTTTGGCACTCACTGGCATCAACAGGTCCAAATAATCAACCATCATAAAATCAACTTTGCGCCCAGTTTGAATTTGATACTCTTTTAAGAAACTGCGAATATCATTGATGTTGCTCTGTGCTGGTAGTGCTTTGACCTGATATGTGCCAGACTTTTTGCCCACCATCTTGACTTTGAGTTCTGTAGTTTCAATGTCCTTGCGAATGTCTTTGGTACTCATACCTGCCAACATAGCGTCAGTTCTTAAAGACGTCATTTCTTCCGACAACTCTAAACTAATATACACACCATGCAAGCCTGCTTGCACCCAACTTAGTGCAATGTTCATCATTACCAATGACTTGCCCGATCCTGATCCGCCTGCAAAAATGTTTAGTTCTCCACGACTAAATCCACCGTACAACAGTCGATCCAACTGTGGCCATCCTGTGCTAACTTGTCCGCCTGAATTAAAGTACTTGTTGATACGTGCCGCAGGGTCTGCAAAGTAATCTGTGCCTAAGTCTTTGGTTAAGGATATTTGTACTGCGTCTTTGATCAGTTTTTCTACCGGATCATAGTCGCCTTTTTCCAGCAAGTCTGCGGCTTTCAAGATTGCACGCTCAAGTTCTTGTCTGCGAGTAAATTGTTCAAACTCATCAATAAACCAGCCAGTGGGTAAAGCAGTGATTTCTACTGGTTTTAATTGGACACCGTTGGTTGCATTAACCTGATCAAATGTAGGCAGAGTATTGTATTTGCTGCTGTATTCGGCAACAAATTTTGCAGTTTCTCTGAGACTGCGGTCAAAGTTTTCAGGATTGTAAATGTTTTGCACACGCACAAACTCCTGTGCGTCACTCAACATTGTTTCTAATAATAATTTTTGTAAGTCAGCGGAATATTCTTTTGTCATAATTTAGGGCAGCTGTATGTGCAGTATGTATGTTTGGTTGTTTCTATATTTCTATAAAACTCTTCAGTGTGCGTCAGTACTTTTGTTAAAGTAGTATTACTTATATTGTATAGTTTGCGTTCTTTATAAAATTCACTCTTATAATAAAACCTATGATCACTTACATAACAACAAGGCATATAATAACCAGTTGCAGATATGTAATGATGATTGTTCTGTTGTTTGCAAGCAGAATTAATTTCTATAGAAGACGCAATCGGTTGCCAAGTTAATAGAACAGGTTCTCGCCTTCCTGTGAATTCCATGGGCTTCAATGAGTCAGTTTCACCAGTCCATCTATCACTAGGATCTACGTAAAACATCTGTATGCCCAATGAATTGCTTATTGCACGTGCAGATTCTATATCGTTTTAATTGAACGAAAATGGTATGTTTTTCCATCTTGTTTTTGCTTGAGATTGTGTTAATATAGAAATACCAAGTTGGATGGATTCCCAATCAGCGTTTATTCTGTATTGAGTAAAATTGTCAGGTGTTCCGTCAATAGAAAATATTACTGTGTCCGACTCAGTTAATACAGAACATAATTCTTCCCACCATTCTGCTTTTTTGTAACTACCATTAGTTGTTATGGCAACATTGGCATTTTGAGATTTTATCCATGCCACCATTGGTATTAAATCTCGATAGTAAATAGGATCTCCTTCATTGCCTTTGAGTTCAAATAATTTACCTGTTAAGTCAATATCAAAAAATGACTTAAAGTGCGCCAAATCAATTTGATAGTTGGACCAACGATTTATACCAAATTTATCAATGAATTCTGTCCTTGAACATCTGGGACATTTAAGCATGCAGATGTTAGTGGGTTCTATATGAAATCCTTTTATATCGTTAAGCATGCAGTTTCTTCTTCTTTAACTCAATCTTTAATCTGCTGGTTTCTTTATAGTGCAGAATGTTTTTTAATACAAACAATTTACCATAACGTTCTACTGCAGCACTAACATCTTTGACATCATCCTCCCACTCAGGAAAACTTACCGACCATCCGTATTCTAATGCATTGTCAACTAATCGTGCACCGGCTCGATCTCGATCGGGCACTAGTATAACTTCACGTGCTAGACTGTCAATAATGTCGGCTTGTTGCTCGTTACATTGATTACTTAGTACAGCAACACCATCAATGGCCATGGCATCAAAAGGACCTTCAACCACAATCACAAACTTTGCATCCGGGGATTGTAGGTCTGTATTAAACACATAATTGGGTTCATGACTGTTAAAGTACTTGGGCTTAACATAATCTTCAAAGGCACGTGCAGTATAACCGATAGTTTGGTTTTTCCATGTAAACGGAATGATCACACGTTTGTTCAAGTTGTATTGCGACTCTGGAGTCCACATGAGATTGTATCGAATCATGTCAATCTCACGATCCGCGGTATACATAACTGCTGAATGATAGTCTGCTGGCACATTATATACATCAGGATTTGCAGCACCTAAAGTATAAAAAGTTTCCCAACCGGTAAAGTTCATTGCTTGATCCGGCAAAGGTCTGGGCTTGAACTCTACTTCTAGTCGGACTTCTTCTACAAATGTTTCTGGTGCCACCAGATCTTTAACACGAATGGCTTCAATGACCAAGCGTTTGACTTCGTTTTCTGCAGCACCCAACCAACTCAATAGTTTTCGAAATTTGTAGGTTAAATGACGTCCAGGAACATAACTGGCTTTGAAGTTGCAGTTAAAACAATGATAACTTACTCCACCATCAGCATTGGCAACTAATCCACCACGTCCACGTGTATCTGCTGATTCGCCATTGTGATGACAACAAGGTGCATTAAAACTCGTCCATCCACTGGTGCTATTGGTCTTCCTTTTGGCAGGAAGTAACTGCATCACTGAATCTTGAATACTGTTAAACATCTTAGTAGTATACACTATTTTTTAGATTAAATCAACTGGTTAGGTTAACACTAAAATGGTTTGATTGAAGAACTTCGGGTTATATTACCGTGTACAGTA